TCCTGTGTCAGGGTTGGTGTACCATCCGCCACACAATTGAAAAACACTATAGCCTAATTGGTTGGATAAGTTTTGAATTTCTTCCCTTGTAAAGAATAAATCTCTTTTGATTAATTCTGCACACAAAGGTCTTGATCCGCTTTTTGCATCAGGGATATTAGGTCTTTTTTCATAGCTATATAGTACCTTGAAGGAAGTCACAGGCTGAAGTCTTTTAATAGCTGCCTCACCTGCTCTAGTCACAGATCTAGTGATCAATCCTTCACGGGTAATTTTCTCTACTAGTACTTCATCATCAATCAAGGTGTTGATTCTTGATATCACAGATGCTTCATCTATGCCTACTGCCTTCGCAATCTGTGGAATAGTCACCGCCTCATTTCTTTGGATCTGAGTGATGATCTTCTTCTGAACTTCATTGAGTAGGTACTCAGCAAATAGATCCTGCTTGATAAAGTCATCCATGCTAGAGAAGTGCATCTTTGAAGTTTCAATCACTTTGAATTTTTCCTTTGCAATTCCTTTTCCTTGGAACTTCTCAAGGATCGCTGCATCATGTTCTGAGATACTGCACTCAAGGTGTAGGTGATCTGAAAAGGTTTCAGCAGGTGCTTCCCCAATATTGGCAGGAGTCACTATCTCAGTCCTTACCGGTAGCCCGATCAATTGGCGCAATTCATTTATATCCATAGATTCAACCACCTTAGTAGCAATCAAAGGAGAAAGGCTGTTCAATGAGTTGATAATGTCCTGTGATCCTTGGCTTTCTTTCTTCTCGATTGGAGCAAGTCCCAACTTCTCTCGGATCTCGTCCTGAGTCATGTTGGTACTGATGATCTGCTCTGTGAATTGGAAGGAGATAGGTTCAGTCTTCTTGATCTCAAGTTCAGCAATGATATCATTGAACTTCAAAAGGTAGTTGATGACTTCCTCTAGGGCTTGCTGCTTTGAGTTCACATAGGTGTTCTGGAATAACTCAGAAGCCTCTCGCATTTCAGTTCTTCCTCCGAGTTGACCTTCGGTTTTTATGCCGAATAATAATGGACTCGTGATTTTGTGACCTGTGAAGATTTCCTGTTGTACAGTCTTATTTAAAAGGTCAAAGTGCTTATCAAGTTCAGTCCCTGATAGGTCAATGATAGAAGGTTCATTCTCCTTGGAATCATTGAATGCTAGCATGAATTTTCCTGCATTCTTAGATCCTGAGAATTTGTCCTTGAATTGTCTCTCAATGCGATCTTCTTCCTCTTGGGATACCTTACCACCATTCAAGTTTATCAACTTGCTAGAGAACATCCCGTTGTTTATGGTGTTCAAATGGTACTCACCTATAGAGATATCTAGTTCAATGTAGGAGATCGCACCCCGATAGTCTGGAAGGCTGTAAGTATTCGCACCTGCTCTGTATTCCTTAAAGTATAGGATCTGTGTACCTGTGGTATTATTAGGATCGAATGCAGGGTAGGTCTCGAAATCAGGTCTAGGGTTGACATTATCATTCTTGATCCAATTGTCAGAGACATAGAATTCGCTGTTGTCTGCGTTCGTTCTCACCTTGTAGTAGTCTACATGATAAAGTTCTGCGATCTCACCCGTGCCTTTTGTCCAAATCACCTGTAGGTAGTAGCCTCCAAAAATAGATAGATCTGTGACTAGCTTTTTAGTCAATTCATTAAGGCTTTCCTGCTTGGTATTGATTCTATCAATCAATCCAAATGCCTTAGCCTTCTGCATTTCATCTTCAGCCTTGACAGTCCACCCATTGCCACAGATGTAGTCTACCTTGCCCGTAATGATAGCGTTATTCTTTGCACTATTATTGTAGATCCTTAGCAGGTAATTTGGGTAGTCATTCTTCTCCCCGTAGTAGATGTATTCCTTCCCCTTAACTTCTTTGTAAACGGGCAAAGGCACTTGATCAAACTTGAATAATTTTATCATGCTGTTGTTGTATAGGTCTTATAAGTACCATTATAGCCGTTGTATCTTACCACTCCTGTAGTAGAAAGATTTGGTGCTGTCAATTCCATTTTTCCTGTAGCAATAATGTCCGCACCGCTTCCCGTTTGGGTTACATAGTACCGCCAAAATCCAACAGTAGAAGAACTGAAAGAGGCTTCGCTAATTGCGAATTCTGAATATCTATCTTTGAAATCACTCACATCTGTTAGGTTTAAAGTCACTTCTTCCTTTGTTACTTCATGCTGAAATAAAAAGGTGTAGGCATTGCTATTTGTTTCTCTTTTATCAAATAGGGCTATGTATATGAAGCTATCAGCCCCCTGCTCGATTATCACCATATCTATAAATACAAAATCCTTTCTTCATGTACACAAAAAAAACGCCCCCAAAACTGGGAGCGCTTTCACATCTAAACAACAAACCAAATATTTAGTCCAAAGGAACAGTTCCGGTAAATAGTGGAGCAAGTTCTTTTTCGTTACCTGTAAAGGTCAAGGTGTAGCCATTTCGATCACCGAATGCAGTACCTGATCCTGATCCGCCACCAGTCAAGTCAAGTCCATTCACCTCACCTAATGCCCAGATCTTATCGTTATTATCTTTTACCAAGGCAACAAGTCTGTTCTTCGCAAGCAAAAGGATCTCATTTCGAGTATTCACTTGCAATTTATTTAGGATGATCTCCAAAGTTTGAGCGTAGAATACAGTGCCATTCTGAACATTGGTATTGACAGCCTCTGCAAAGTTTGAACTTTCTTTTACTAGTTCGTACTTCCAAAAGTATTTACCTGAATCCATAGTCACTCCTGTGTAAGTGCCTGCTGATCCTGTCCAAGATGCAATATCTTCTACGGCTGCAAAGTATACTTCCTTCAAACCGCCAATTGAATCTTTGCAGTCAAGGGTATAGTTCTGAGTTAATGCGCAAGCCATATTTTTTTTATTTTAAGGTTTTAAAATAGGGTAGGAGTGAATCCCCTACCCGTTATTTATTTAGGCAGAAGCCAACTTGAAGTATACTACTTCGTCAGGGAAGGCTACCTGCACACCCATTTTGAATTCTACTACGAATCTCATTTCGTCTGCCTCTTTAGCGTAGAACAATTCGAAGCGATCCTGCTCATTCAAGAGGTCAGTACCTAGGTAAAGGTTTGCCATAGAAAGACCGAACATCTTATCAGTTCCGTTCAATCCGTTAACACCAATCAACTTCACATTTGTACCAGGAATTACTAGTTCCATGTTCGCTGCATCTACAGGGTAGTGGAACAAGTTAGCATTTCTCAAAGCCAAGATATACTCTCTGAAGGTATCATTTCCGCAGAAAATAACTACATCAGACTTGTCAAGCAAAGCAGCAGGAAGGGCAGCAAATACACCATCAACCGCAGCGATAACATTTGAAGTAGTCAAGGTAGTCAATGCACCTGTGTTACCTGCAATTGGATCACCTGCACCACCGAAGCCAAGAGCATCAATGATAGTTCCGATTCCGTTAAACTTGTTCAATTGAGCATTACCGCTTCCTGTATCTCCCTGCCAAATAGCAGTCTCAAGTGCAGCTCCGATTCTTTCTACCTTCTGTGCAGAATACTCCTGAGCGTAAGCCATGTAGTCATAGGTAGAACCCTCACGCAAAGCCTTCTGAGTGTACTTAGCTTCAAATGCCTTAGGGCAGATGCTTTCCTGTACCTTGATTTTACCTACTGTGATAGTTCTCTGAGTGATGGTAGTAGTTCCGCTTGAGTTGAAACCACAAGTTCCGCCTGCTTGGAATACTGCATCGGTAGTCATGATGTTGATAGTTTCAGCGGATTTGATACCCACCTGAACATTACCAAGAGCCTCGATCAAAGAGGCAGTTTTTGCTGAGAAGATCGCAGCAGATGTCAACTGCAATTCGTTCTCCTTTACATAGTTAGTTAATGCTGATAAATCTAGTGCCATTTTATTTTTGTTTTAATTTTTGAAATGCGTTTTGAAGGCTATTGTACCTGTCTACTTTTTCTACTTTCAATTGCTTTGCAAATTGGTTAGGTGCTGTGATAGCTTTATCACTTGGTTCTTTTGCAAGAGACTCAAGAACTACGGCAGACATTTTTACCGCTTCCTTAACTTCCTCCGCTTTCTCTTC